ACATTGTCAAAGTCAAACTCTGCTTGTTTAGGTGCGAAGGTCTTTGGTGTAATTGTTAGACCAAGTTCTTCTGCTTGAGCTGTTGCTTCGTCAATCTTAGCTTGATTAGCTTTGATCTCTGAGTAGCCCTGTGTAAACTCCTTGATAGGATTAGATGTTGAATCAGTTACGACTCGTTGTGTCTTGTAAGTAAGACGACCTAGTTTATAAAATATACTCATGATGTACCTCCATGTACTTAAGAGTTAATAACACAAACATACCAACAACGTCACAAAGCGTAAGCGACTGACGACAAAAAACCAAAACAAGGTTCCAAAGGTCAAAAGTCAAAGTGCGATGTCCGATGTCAAAAGGGTCGGGGATGGGTGTCTGGTGATAGAAGGAGAAGATGTCTCAGCGATATATTCTATATTTTTCAAAAAAAATTTTTCCACAAAAAATTTACAAGTTATCCACAAATAAGATATGCTTACAAACATGAGCTTAGCTACAGATCAATCGACCGAGGTCACCGAACAAGATAGACTGGACCTCCAATCACATTTCCCGTATGCGGGTGTAAAGTTATCCGAGCTTTCGGTCCAGGAAGAAAGATTAATTTTATATTTTTTACGAGGCATGAGCAAAGCAGCAGCGGGTCGTGCAGCGGGGTACCGGAACCAAGATTCCGTGTACGAAGCTTTTAAGAGACCGAAGCTTATACAAGCTATCGAGTATTTAAGAGAAGAGATGCGCGAAGAAGTTAAGTTCGATAGAAATACCGCGACCCAATTATATTTAGAAGCGCATCGTAAATCAGCAACTGCGACCGAAGAAAAAAATGTCGTAGATTCGTTGTGCAAGCTTCACGGTTTATTTGCACCAGAGCAAGCAACCCAGGTTAATATTAATTTAGATAAAATTCAGCAGCTAGAAAGACTGCCCGATTCCGAGTTGTTAAAGTTAGCTGGAGTAGATACAAAATATCTAGAACCCCAAGGAGGTACTAATGACTAGTAAATATGATATGGCTGCTAGAGCCAGAAAAAAGAAAAGAAAAGTTTCTAAAATGAAAAAGTTTCCAGATTACTCTGGAGATGGTAAGGTAACAAAGAAAGACATCTTAATGGGTAGAGGTGTCATTCCAAAAAAAAGGAGTAAATAATGCATTGTATAAACGCACCACAAAAAAAGATGTCTATGAAAAAAGGCAAAAAGAATAAAGGTTATTCAGCAGGAACAAAGAAAAGTGGCGGCAAAAAGAAAGGTTACTAAGAAGAAAGGTGCAAAGCCAACTAACCCGGCTCTGTACGCTAGAGTAAAAGCTGAAGCCAAAAGAAAATATAAAGTTTGGCCATCAGCTTATGCTTCTGGTTGGTTAACAAAGACTTATAAAGCAAGGGGTGGAGGCTATAGGTAGTGGCCACTTCTAAACCCAAAGGCGGACTAACAAAATGGTTCAAGGAAGAATGGGTTGATATAGGTAGAAAAAAGAAAAGTGGCGGATACGCACCTTGTGGTAGAAAGAAAGCGTCGACAAAACGCAAAGGTTACCCAAAGTGTGTACCAAAATCTAAAGCTGCTAGTATGACTGCATCCCAGAAAAAGAGTGCAGTAAAAAGAAAAAGAGCTAAAGCGCAAGGAGTGGGCGGAAAACCAACAAACGTGAGGACTTATGCCAAGAAAAAAAGAAAATCCAATACGAAAAACAACAGGAAAAGGCGGTAATTACCGAAAAACCAAGTCTGGTGCCGGTATGACCAAGAAGGGTGTAGCCGCATATAGGCGCGCGAACCCCGGTTCTAAGTTAAAGACTGCTGTTACTGGTAAAGTTAAGAAAGGTTCTAAGGCTGCAAAGCGAAGAAAGTCATATTGCGCTAGATCACTAGGGCAACTAAAACGAAGTTCTGCTAAAACTAGGAATGATCCTAATTCAAGAATTAGGCAGGCTAGAAGAAGGTGGAAGTGTTAAATGGGAGGATTAGACGGAATGTTTTTTGATTGGGAGATATGGGTCTTGTTAGAGCGTTTACTAGGGGCGGTAATTTTAATAACTATGGGTATTGTTGTTTATTTGTCTTCTCACTTAATATCTGAGAGGAAAGCAGGTAAAACTTTACCCCTACCTTGGGAAAAAAAGCCCAAAAAAAGAGGTAGGCCACCTAAAAAACAAAAGTGAGTAACCAAAACAAGATAGAATGTTACAAATGCATGAGACTTTTGGCCGAAAACTTGGTTTTGCCCAAAGGTTTATGTGTTTATTGTGCTGCAGATGAAGCAGATCAGCTTCCTCAGCCCCAAAAACAAGAAAAAATCTCAAAAAAAGAGCAAACTGCTCAAATTCGTGCGGAACAAGAGCTGGCAAAACGTATTTTGTCCAGAAAACGCATGTTACCTTTTGTAGAAAAATTTAATCCCGATTACCAAGCAGGCTGGGTACATAAAGATATCTGTAAAAGGCTAGAAAAATTTAGTCAAGACGTAGCAGATAAGAAATCCCCAAGACTTATGCTGTTTATGCCCCCTCGTCATGGTAAATCTACCTTAGCAAGTATTGCCTTTCCTGCTTGGCACCTCGGCCGTAACCCCGGACATGAGTTTATTAGTTGTTCATACTCAGGTTCGTTAGCTATGAGTTTTTCTAGAAAGGTTAGACAAGTGCTCAGAGAGCCAAATTATAAAAAAGTTTTTGAGTCTACTAAATTAGACAAAGATTCACAGTCGGTAGAGTCCTGGCAAACGACCGAAGGCGGCGGTTATGTAGCAGCTGGTGTCGGTGGTGGTATCACAGGTAAAGGTGCGCACATATTATTAATCGATGACCCGGTAAAAAACAGAGAAGATGCAGAATCAGAGAACAATAGGGAAGCAACCTGGGATTGGTACACTTCTACTGCTTATACCCGTCTTGCTCCAGGTGGAGGTATTTTGGTCATTTTAACAAGATGGCATGATGATGACCTAGCCGGACGTTTGTTGATGGCTAGTGAAAACGGAGCCGATGATTGGGAAGTAGTCAAATATCCAGCGATTGCAGAAGAAGATGAAGAGTTTCGTGCAGTTGGCGAGCCGCTGCATCCCGAACGGTATAGTGTAGAATCTTTAGAAATGATACAAAAAGCTATAGGGCCTAGAGACTGGACTGCTTTGTACCAACAGAACCCAGTATCTGATGAAGGTGATTATTTTACTAGGGATATGATTCAATATTATGACCCGGCTGATATAGACTATGATAAGATGCGTTATTATTGCGCATGGGATTTAGCTATTGGGCAACGAGATAGAAATGACTATTCTGTTGGTATAACTGTAGGTATTGACGAGTACGATAATATGTTCGTGGTCGATCTGATCCGTGGTAAGTACGACGGTTTTGAACTAGTCGAAAAAATATTAGATTTCTACGAACAGTGGAGGCCTGGTATAGTGGGAATAGAACGTGGACATATAGAAATGGCTATCGGTCCTTTCTTAGAGAAACGTGTAGCAGAACGTAGACTACATTCTGCATATTTTAAAGATTTAAAAGTAGGGAGACGTGATAAAGAAGCAAGAGCTAGAGCTATTCAAGGTAGAATGCAACAGGGTAAAGTTTTTGTACCTGAGGATGCAGTCTGGACCGGCCCTCTTGTGGCTGAACTTTTGCGTTTTCCTAATGGCGTGCATGATGACCAGGTTGATGCTCTGGCCTGGGTCGGTTTGATGATGACAGAGTACGCAACTTTTTACGAAGCACCAGAGCATGTACCTTCGTGGAGAGATAGGTTAGAATTAATTGCAAAAGGGCCGAAAAAGAAATCGGCGATGAGTGCGTAATATGGCATATAGTAAAAAACCAAAGAAAAATTTAACAAAAGCCGAACAACTGACACTTGCAAAAAGTCAGTGGAATGCATATACACGGGCTAGAGATTCAGGTCATGAAGAGTACGTACATCTTGCAAAAAAATGTGACATGTACTACAGAGGAGATCAATGGGATGAGTTTGACATGCAGCAGCTCGATGACCAGGGTCGACCAGCTCTGACAATTAATACTATTTTACCAACTATAAATGCAGTTCTAGCAGAACAAAGTTCAAAGAAAGCAGATATACAATTTAAACCTAGAGGCGGAGGTAACCAAGATGTTGCTGACGTTCTTACAAAAGTTTATGCCCAAGTAGCTGACAACAATAAATTAGACTGGGTAGAACAACAAGTGTTTTCAGATGGACTAATCCAAGACAGAGGTTGGTTTGATGTACGTGTAGATTTTGATGACCATGTAAATGGAGAAGTTAGAATAGAGTCAAAAGATCCATTAGATATTCTTATAGACCCAGATGCAAAACATTATGACCCAAGAACTTGGAATGAGATATTTGAAACC